TTCCACGCTGTTACCGGTGTCAGTTGGTTGTTATAATTGGACGGAAAATAGCGGTAGCAACCTATTTATCCTTATAGTGTTACGTAAGGAGCTAGTTTTCAATGCCCACCAACGAGGAACTTGAAGGCCAATTAAAGATACAGCAAGACATTAATAAGGTCTTGGCCAAACGTGCCAAGATGTTTGATGCTCAAGCTAATCAATTAACTGGCCAGGCCCGCCTTGCAAAAGAGCTATGTAATGCGCTAGATTGTAAAGAGCTAGAAGGCATGGATGATCGCCTCGCGGAGATCAAAGATGGCCTTAAGGCGGCCGCCCAAGAGGCCAAGGGTCTTGCTAGCGAGCTTGAAGATGTAGCTGAAGAAGCTGACAACGCCCGCGAAAACTTCGATACCATGTTAGCCGTTGGCGCCGGCGCTGCAGCTGGTGCGGTTAATGGGTTTAAGGGCGCAATTGGTACAATCCAGGCTATGGGTGGTGCTATAACCCGCGTTGTCGGCTCATTATGGAATATCGGTAAAGCTATAGTAGCAATCCCATTTAAGATGTTGAATGGCCTTGTCGGAATGGCATCAAAGTCCGGTGGCGGTGCGCCAGCGCTCAAACAAGCATGGGAAGAAGTCCGAAAAACGTTTGGTTCCTTAAGCAGCGGGATGGGTGGTGCTTTAAAGAAAAGCTTCAAAAACTTTAAAGCACAAGCTAAAGACTTAGGAGGAACCGGTCTAACACTAAGAAGAATCTACGGGCCTGGTAAGGCTGGCTATGCTGCTGCTGTAAAAGAACTCTCCGGCCGAATGGCTGAACTTGGTAGTGCGGCTAATCGTTATACAAAAGAAATAGAAGGCAAGCATGGTCCCGCTATCGCAATGATGGCAAAGGGGCTCTATGAAGAAGCCGACGCCATGAAGGCGATTGATCATCGAGCCCGGGCGTCTGGCAAAACCATGCAAGAGACCATGCTTGAGTTTGGTAACCAGACAGCCCAAATGAGAGATAAGTTTGGTGTCAATGCTAAGCAGTTCTCTAAAGACATGATGGAAATGGCTGGTGATGCAGAGTATTTTGCCGGCACTGCCTCCACTGAATTAGCTGCTATGACAGTTTATATCCATAAGCTTGGTATGGAGGCAAAGAGCCTTAAGTCGCTTATTGACAAGTGGGATAACTTCGAGAGTGCAGCAGAGGGAGCCTCCAAATTAGCTCAGTCATTCGGCATGAATGTCGATGCTATGGAGATGATGAATGAGCAGAATCCAGCTAAGAGAATGGATATGCTCCGCCAGTCATTCTTTGAGAGTGGCAAGGCAGTTGAAGATCTCACCCGCGCTGAGAAGAAACTATTAGCTGAGCAAATGGGCTTAGCTGATGTTGCTGATCTCGAGAAGGCCATGGCCGATCCGTCTATAAGTTATGATGATATCCAGGCCGAAGCGGATGCAAATGCAGAGGCATCCTTAACCCAAGAACAAGCTATGTCGAAGCTGGCGGATACGATTGATAAGACGTTTGGCGGCGGCGGGGGGAAACAGTTTAAGAGTTTTGGCGACGCATTGACCCAGGGTTTCATGAAAGGCATGTCCAAGAACAAAGAGTTCAAGGCCATGCTTAAGGCTGTACGTTGCGCTCTATATCAGGTATACATGATCGGTAAGGATATCGGTGGGGTTTTCGCTGAGTGGGGCCCAATGAACGATATCTTTAAGAGTATCACTGAGATCTTTACGAAGATGGACTGGAAAGCGTTCCGTAAGGATATCAAGGAAGCCTTCACAGAATTCTTCAATCTTTTAGAAAGCGATCCTGAGGCAGCGGTAACGCAATTGGGCGATAAGATTAAAAAGGCTTTTGAAGATAATTTTGATGAAGGTAAAGGATTCTCGAAGACCTGGGAGAAGCTCAAGGGTGCGTTTAAAAGAATCGGTAATATCCTCAAAGGTCTTTTCTTGAGCCTACTTCCCATGGCCATGGACGGTTTAGCAGAATTAATTACAAAAATCACTGAAGGCCTTTCCTATATGCTGAGTGGCGATGCCACAAAAGATGCCGGCGCGGCTTTTGATGATATGACGAAGAATATGGATCCTGCTACCAAGAAGGCCTTCGAGAAGATAAAGACAAGTTGGGATAAAAATCTGGGTCCGGCTATTGATGGATTAGTTGAAGTGGCGAAGCCTCATCTGGAAAAGCTTGGTAGCTTATTAATGGCATATATATTTGGCTCGACTGTTTTAGGCGGCCTTGGTGGTGGACTTCAGACATTCATGGCAATCAAGGGTGCCGGTATGATCAAGGACGCCCTCTTTGGCAAAGAGGTAGCTGCACAGGTGACAAAGAAGCCTGGCGCGCTTAGCAAAGCAATCGATTCTAAATATGGTAAAGCTGCCAAGGAAGGCCTTAAGAAGATTCCTGGCCAGCTTAAGAAAGCCGGAAAGGGTTTATTTAAGCCTGCTACAATGGTTATCGAGGGATCGTTGAAGGCTGGTGCAAAGGTACTTGAGAAAACAGGCGTAAGTGAATTTGGTCGAGCATCTAAGGCAATGTTCCAACAGGGTATGACAGAAGCCGCCGATAAGGGACTTAAGTCCACCTCAAAAGCGGCATCTAAATCTCTTGGTAAGTTTGGTGATACCGTGACCAAATCGGCCGGCAAGATGGCAGCTAAGGCCGGAGGAAAGATTGCTGCCTTAGGAGTAAAGGCAATTCCGGTTGTGGGCTGGGCAGTTGCGATTGCCGATGGTGCAGTCGGTATGAGTAAGCAAATGGAGCTTCTAGAGGGACAGCTTGGTGATGATTTAGATGCAGCAGCACAAACTGCCGGCGCCGGCGCCGCTGGTGTTGTAGAATTTCTTACCTTAGGTCTCTTACCACAACCTATTCTTACTCAAATTGCAAAAACCACTGCTTCTGTGACCCAAGGCATTGGTAGTTTTATGGATGTGCTTGGCCTTAAGGGTGTTTATGATATGCTGGTTGCAAACCTGAACCTGGTTTTCAAGGTATTTGCCGGTGTTGGTGATATCCTTGTTGGTCTATTTACCGGTGATGGTGATAAGGTCACTAGGGGCTTCGGCCAGATATTCGAGGGCGTATGGAACTTTGTTAAATCGGTCCCTGGTGCCATTGTTTCTCTTTTAGTTGAGCTTCCGTGGACGATTCTTAAGTTCCTTCTCTCGGCCGTGACATTCATATTCATTAAATTACCTCTTAGAATAATCGGAGCAGTTAGTACGATGTTGGCTAACGTTGCAATAGCCATAAAGAATTTTTTTACCGGCTTCTGGAAAGAGGGTGATGCAAATACAGGCAAAAAGATCAAGGAGTTTTTCAAGGGAGTTTGGAAGTCAATCAAAGACGGCTTCTTCGCCGGTGTCGAGGCGGTCTATACATTCTTCTCCGAATTATGGGATGGAATTGTGTGTGAGGCAAAGAAAGCCTTTGGGATATCCTCACCGTCCTCGGTCTTTGCTGATATTGGTACAGCAATATTAAATGGTATTTGGTCTATAATATCATTCTTGCCAAAGAAATTTTGGCAATTAGCAACCTGGGCATGGGAGAAATTCTCCGGTATCTTCTCTGGAGTTGGTAAGTGGGCCTCCGGGTTCCTCTCTGACATTTGGAATGGAATTAAAGCTTTACCTGGCAAATTCTTACAGATGGCAAAAGATGCATGGGCAAAAGTAACTAGCATTTTTGACAAAGCAAAAGAGCTAGGTGGTGATATTATTGATGGTGTCATGAGTGGACTTGGAAATGTTGTTAGCAAAATCACGGCGCCATTTAAGAAGGCTTGGAAAAAAGTAAAGGGCTGGTTCGGCGGATCACCGGTTGACTCTCCTAAAGGTAAAGGAGGCTTATTGGGCTCTGGTATTATTGATGGGATGATGTCTAACTTAAGTGGAATGGCTGATTCGGTTAAGCAGCCATTCATAGATGCTTGGGAATATGTGAAGTCAATATTTAGTCCGACAGCGATTCTAGAACATTTCACGGCCGTCTTTAACGTTATAAAGGGCCTTGCCACTGCATTATTTGACGCAGTTCTATGGCCATATAAAACAGCATGGAATTGGGTAGCAGGAATATTCTCATTCCCAACGTTTAATGAAATGTGGGGAAAGATATTTGGAGCAATTAAGGGTTTTGCACAAAAGATATTTGATGTTTTATCTTGGCCATATAAGAAAGCTTATGAAATAATAACTCGCCTACTTAGCGGGGAGAGCCTACTGGAGATTGGTAGAGGTATGATCGACGGTATTATGAATGGACTAAAGGCTTTACCTGGAAAGATTAAAGACGTTATTAAGGATGCCGTTGGTGGTATTGGTCGCTTCCTCGGCTTGGCATCTCCATCGAAACTTTTTGCTAGTATGGGTGGATTTATGTCTGACGGTATGTTGGACGGGTTTTCCGGAATGAAAGATAAAATGGTTGCCATGTTCGACAACGTAATGGGCACGATCAAAGGCATGTTCGATAACGTATTAGAGACGTTTGGTATCACCGGTGCCGTGGAAAGAATTATGGATGCTTTCCGCGAGCCTCATGAAGTACTCGATGCCCTAACTAGCGAGTATGAGTGGCTAAATTATGGCCTTGAAAGACTAACGTATCAGGTAGATGATATTGCACGCCTTATTACTGAAGATACCGTCGAACGAGTATTAGCAACCGTTGACATGATCTCTGAAATTGTTGATAACTACAATGAGATAAATAATCTACTATCAGACATCGACCCAATTAACCTGGATGCAAGCATCAACCGCCTCGGTCAAAACATGTCATTGTCAAGCGAGACCATTACAATTAAGAACAAGCCGATTAACATTACAGTAAACCTCCATGCATCAATGGATGCCAAGGGAATTGCAACGCAGCTATCTAAAAAGGGTAATGCCGTACAGTTAGCAGTTGCCAGTCGTAATGGTTCGGCTGTGACGAATAACGTAGGATAAGAAAATGTCTGAAGAAAAGAAGAATAAAGAGAAGGAACGAAGAATACCAAAAATATTCGATATGCTCCAGGAAAATAACGCAGTTGATAGTTATATAGAGATGTTTTATCAGGCGTCAAAAGACACTGAAACACCAATGACTGAAGAACATAAAGCTATAATGAGAAAATATGCTGAGGACATGTCAGCAAAGTGGGACACCGTCTTAGAGCAGATGGAGGTTTCACTACAAGACCCAACAGTTGTATCAGAACTAACGAAGGCGGTGCGGAAAGCATCAAGGATAAAAAATCCGAAGAAGAAATCTGAGTAATTATGTCAAGCCCAAAGAAGCCATTCGATAAAGAAATTTACGGTCCTGTATACCGACCAGAGGGTTCCGGTAAACATGGTGATCGTGATGGAATGGTGCAAGAGGGTGATGACTTACCAGAAGCCGGCCCAGGAGCCTCCCGAGCTACATTAGGTGATTACCTTAGTAACCTAACAAAGGATGCCCCTCATGCTAACTACTATAAGGTTGAGGGTGGTTCAAAACCGGCTGCATCCCATCGCGATGTTAGCGGTAGCCCAAAGATTTATGCGGCCTTTAAGGATGGGGGTGCTGAAACTGGATCCGGTGCTGAGTCAACATTTTTAGATGAGGCTATCGCAGCTGGAGATGGTGTCGAAGGCGCCGTAAAGGCAGATGATTTCGTGCTTACGGGTCGCGGTACTTATAAGAACCCAAAGGTCAGTGCCGGTATACTATCAATGGAGGAAGCAGGAGACGGCCCTGCTTATGAAAAGGGTGTTGGTGCCACGAGGGGTACCGGGCACACACTATATTCCGGGATTCAACGAGTAGTTGGAGACATAAAATGGTACCCGGGGAAAGGTTATACACCGGATGAAGTAGGCAAACATGATATTCAAAAAAGAGTATCTACGATTTTGCAGAATAACCGTTTCCACCCTACAAAAAGTTCTCCCTATATTTTGGATGGTGAATTCACATCAGGTAAACAAGGTTCATTAGGCTCAGTCCAGCGTACCCTAGGGCAATATGATCCGGATTCAGTTGCATTAGACGCTAGAAAGTTAATGGATATTGGTCGTAAGATGATGGTTGCTGGTACTGGCCACCAGGCGTCCGAGGTTGAAGATCTCGCTGCATTAATTCCAAACTTAAACCAGCTTGGAATTCCGTTTATGAATGTTCCTACTTCCGATCTTGATGCGAGCGCGGTTCTTTCAAAGATCGGTCATAGCGGCCCTGCTGAACAAGGACAGCGCAGTTCGATATTAAATCCAGGGGGCGATGGAACAAAGGGTGTGTCTGTTGCTGAAAATGATGCGCATATAGGTCGCGGGGCACTAAGTACTCCTGGAGATTCTTACGGTCATCTAAATTCATATTACGAGCCTTTTACTGGGGCTTTTCCATTTGGCATGGCGATGGTCGCACTCGGTGGCCTAATATCACTATTAGTTCAAGCTGCTGTTATAGTAGGGATTATAACGCTATTAACGCTTATTCCATCTGCTGATCCACTTGGCAGAAACCCAGAAAACCCGCTGACCCTCCCAAAAGGACGACGTCAACAACTAAGATCATATGCCGCGCTTGTAGGTCCGGTAATGGAGTGGCTAGGCGTGCCTGAGCTGGAATCGAATAAATCACTTTTTGATTGTGTTTTTCGAGGAATAGGTACGTTTTATAATGTTCCAAATATGACCGGTCTCCCCGGCCCCATGGATTTATTAGATATGCTCTCCGCGTGTGTTGAACAAGGCGGGTTCCTGGCGGTAATGATAAGGCAAGGAACACGAGACCTTGAGCAGGTCATTAATGCCGCTGTTCCCATGGGCCGAGGTTCTGCGACGGCAATCGTAGGTGGTGTTATTGCAATTATTAAAAATCTCGGTAACTCGAATGCCGTTAAGTTTTTGATGATCTGTGTACGGCTTGGTGACTTAATGACGGTGGGTGATTCATATCAATTTGCACCATATAGAATGAATCCGGATTTACTACCCCCTAGCGGCACCACAAGGCTGGCAAAGAGTAGAACAAGCAAAGATGATCCTACCATGATTTGGTCTCATTCATCGCTTCCTTCTGCATTTTTACTACCCAAGTCATTTGCTGTTGCATCTGCCACATATGGACTAGGGAAAGGTATGGGGTTTTCCGCAGTTCAAAAACCAAAAATGGCCGGCCGCTTTGCCAGTTCGGAGAATCTTAACGAAACCACCGGTAGAATCTCTGCTGAATATGTCAAAGAGATAGAAAACAAATTAGAAACTGAGTATGTTCCATTTTATTTTCAAGATCTTCGAACAAACGAGGTTGTAGCATTCCACGCATTTTTAAGTGGTATCAAGGATGACTATAGCCCCAATTATAATTCGATGGGCGGCTATGGCCGAATGGACAAGGTGCAAATCTATGAATCGACTGAAAGGTCAATCAGCTTTTCCTTTCATGTCGTTGCAACAAGTCCCGAAGATTTTGATGCGATGTGGTATTCAATTAATAAATTGGTGACGATGGTATACCCCCAGTGGTCTGGTGGGACTGTTATGAAAAGCGCTGATGATACAAAGTTTGTAATGCCATTTTCTCAAATACCTGCGGCGTCTCCAATGATTAGATTAAGAATAGGTGATCTTATTAAGTCTAATTATTCAAGATTTAATCTTGCTAGGATGTTTGGCCTGGATCATGGTGATGTGGCTGATGGTTCATTTCATATCGCTGGTAATGATCTTAACGCCGCGTTTGCCAATTTTGATCCGAATGATCCATCTTTCATGGATTACTTTCTTGCACACTGGACCCCTCCGGTAGATCCTGCCGACACAACGAATGGATATCAGGATGGAGAACTAGTTTGGGTGAAGACCGGTACATATCAAATATCTGAGCCCGATGATGGAAAGCCGAGCAAGATGGTACTTTCAAAGTGGGTAGAAGCAGAAATTGTCGGCAAGGAGTGGCCCGGGTTCATGTTTATCCCATTTATGACTGAACCCTTAGCCCACCCGCCACCATATAAGGTAAAATTTAGTCTTGATGCTGATAAAGCAGCTGCAGGTGATATTGGCGAAAAAGAGTTTTATGTTTCTCATAGGTCTGTAGCCATGACTGGAAAGCAAATTATAAAGGACCTACCAGATATGCAACCGGAACTTCCAGATAAGATTGAAGAAAATGATGTCTCTAAGTGGTTCTTGCCGGCCGAGAATGCGATTGTTAGATCATTCGAAGCAACTGCCGGCCGTGGACTTGCAGGATTTATAACTAGTTTAAGCTTCAATCATGATGATGCAACTTGGGAAACAAGGAAGTTGGGATCACGGGCACCAATGTGGATGTCAGTTGATATTGGGTTCCAGCCAGTACACGATCTTCCCCCTGGCCTCGATGCTCATGGATTTAATAGAGCACCTCTTTATAACGTTGGTGAGATTATGACCGGCCTTTCCGGTCCAGACATACATCAGACGGATGTTTTAGATGCTGATGACGAGATGGTATCAGGCTGGAATGAGGAGAGATCTAACCTTGTTAAGGTTGAGCCAAAAGACAGTGACGCAAATGCGTCAGACTAGGAACTAAAATGGGTTTAAGACGATACAATAGAACACCACTAATGCTAGCCGGCCGCCAATATGCAACTCCACGTACGCTTGGCCGGCTGCAAAAAGGCATAGCATCAGGCCGAATAGCCTGTAAGCAGTTTGTCTGTACTGAGCTTGAACGATTAGATATTTTGGCTGGAAAACACTACAATGATAGTCGATTATGGTGGGTAATTGCTGCAGCCAGTGGTATAGGCTGGGCCCTCCAAGTTCCACCAGGCACAAGATTATTAATACCCATTAAACTAAGCGACATTTCTAGAATAGTGGGGTAGAATGGCAAAGAAAAGTAAATTAGCAATTGCCATTGAAGAGTTGGGTAAATACTTCGGTGTGTATGGTAAGTCTGCGTTTGTTGATAAGCTACTTGAAAGTGAAAATATTGAAACCTTTAAGGGCTTTCAGTCACTGCAAGATAAGGATGCCAAACAAACCACAGGCGAAATGCTTTTAGGCAATTTAGAGGGTGGATATCGAACATCTGAGATCTTAAAAGCGATTGATACATGGATGCAGGGTACCCCTCCGGTAAAATCAGCGGACTCTACTGGTGATGATTCCTCCGCCGGAACATCAGCCGCGGCCGATGAGATGAGAAAAATATTTGAGGTACTTTTTGAACCAGGTGAATTTGCAGGACAGTCAACATGTGTCGCTAAGGTAATTCCAAAGATCGGGGGTAGCGATGGTACCGGCGCGCACGAGTGGTTTTCTGGATCATATAGTGAGGAAAGTAAGGATGATGCCTCCAATGAAGCCGTTGATGCCCCAGGTGTAGATCCCGATGAGGCAGATATGCATGAGGCAGACAGGACACCGTCTATTTCGAAGATGATATCAGGCACGAGCGGATTGCTGGATAAGGTCATTGAATTCACCTCTAACGGCACAGGGGATGAGTCCGAATCACCAAAGGCGGAACTAGCAGAGAAGCTTAAGCTAGCGGCAACAATTAATACTGTTCCCGCAAATCCCTCGAAGGCAGCGCCTGTCTTGTCTGCTTTTATGATAAAGCCAGCAACAATGACCCCCTGTAATAGGGATACCGGCGCCCTCGGCATATTTCTAAATTTCATTCCCAGCGTAGAGATGAGTAGATGCCAGCCATGGCTAGACATCCAGATCATTAGCGCGAAACCGGCCCTAAATTCAAAGGGTAAAATCCAGACGATGTCTTTAGCACAGTTCTTAATGGGAAATGTTGAGCTAAAGGATCCCTCTGGTGACTTCAGTATTAGTAATGCAGTCAACGCATCCATATTATCGCTACAACCCCCTGCTACAGATGATGCTGGGAAAGATGTTCCTCCCGAATCACAAATTGCTACTGCTGGAATGGAGCTTTTTACAGCACCCCAGACGTTGGTTCCATTGGGGGCAGCAGATCCTACCGACCAGGATATGACGTTCCAGTACCAGGGTGGTGCGATGAATCATGATGAAAAAGATCCTGGCGGATTTGATGGATCCAGGGCGGCTCCGATTATTGATAAGTTCCGGCCGTTTATGACAATATCCGGATTTTCTGTTTCCGTTACTCCGTCTTACGGCATGATGTCTCATGAAACTGCGTCATTAAGTATAACCTTACACGATCGATCGAGGCTATCAGAAATAGGGGAACTGGTTAAACCAGATCTTTATGGTGCAGTTGAGTTATTGATAGAATATGGTTGGAATCATCCGGATGCTGAATTAATCGCTAGCACTAGCGTAAATCCGATCGGCAATTTCTTAAATGCAATGAAAGTAAAGAAGAAGTTTAAGGTAAGGAATTCAAGCTTCTCCTTTGATCAAGTCGGACAGGTCGAGATTACAGTCGAGCTTTTCTCCGTCGGCCTGATTAATGTTGATACTTCCCATATCGGCAAGATGCCCGGAATGGAATCAACAACGGATCGTCTAAATGCAGCAATCAAAGTTATCCGTAGTATTAAAGCAGAGTTTGATAAAAATGATGATGGTGCTACAGATACAACTGGGGAGACATTTTCCTTAGGTGCCGCGGACTCCGTAGGGGAGATCATGGGAATGGATGATGAAACCCTTAAGAAAATGAATGAATATATAGAGAGCCAAAGAAAAGCTGCCGGTAAAGAAGGCAGCAAGGATGGTAATCAAACCGCCGGCGATTTGGTGAAAGCACTTGACGAAGCTAAGGAAGCAGCAGGTCAGTTGAAGAGGAGCGTCGCATGGGCATTATGGGTTAAGCAAATATTCTTGGAATCGAGCTTAAGTGGGGATCCATTTTGGCGTCCAATCCTTCCACCTGATGCAGAAAAGATGAAGTATTTTCCTTTGGTTAGGCTAAGCGCGTGTTGCCCGTCAGTCGACTGGCAATCCTTCATGGTAGCCCGAGTTGATGGAGAGTCTGAGGCTAAATTTTCTGAAAAACAAGATAAGGCAATCGCCGCCCTTGGGCAGAATGTAGGATACCCCTTCATTTCCCTAGGGAAGGTTATGCTACTTTATGTTGGTACTCCCCTTGCTACCGATGCTGCATTCGACGAAGTTCAGTTTTATTTTTATGCATTCAATGCAGATGCATCGTTTATGCACTCAAGAAATATTGCTGAATTCCCAATTAGGATCGATTTGTTTCATGAAGAATTAAGAAAAATAACGAAGACGTCTGCATTTGTTTCATTACGTCGCTTTTTGGGAATGATACAAAGTAAGTTCATCGGAAAGGTACACTATGATGCTTGGGGCCTATCTTCTTTATATGAGATAAACAAAGAGGGAAACCGGGTAATGAAAGAAGAGTGGAAAAAAGATCCTAAAAAGCTTAAGTCTCATAAAGATCAAGTCTTGGCAGCAGCGTATGGTCAGGATATAGAAAGTCCTACCAGGCCCTTAGTATTCCGAAAGCCCCGGTTAACTGTTCAAATGGACGGCATGCCGGCAATTGAGCCATCCGAGGATGGTGTCGACGGAAAGGTTACAACAATATTACGTATTCATATTTATGACAAGGCATGTACCTCATATTCAGGCATTCAAGCACTGCTACAAGGAAAACGCAAAGGCCAGATCAGCGCAATATCAAAAGAGATTCGGGATATTAAACGTACGTCTGATAAGCTTGATAGAGCCGGCCACGAGGAGAACTTGAAAAACTTACTCACCAAGGCGACTGACGACTGGGGCTTATTAGAGGAAAATAAAGGATCTGACCCGACAACCTATAAGGTCGCTGGAGGATTTCCGAAACTCAAGGCCTTCATAAAATCTAGCATGCCGTCAGCTACTTATGGTACCGCTAATAGCGCAATCTTAAATGCATCTGTGTCCAGTATGAATGATCCACAACTGGCATCAATCATGATGCAACGCGCAAACAAGGGCGGTGCTAGCACTGCGATGTCATCTAGGGCAACAGGTGTTCCGCTCCGTACTGTACCAGTAGAAGTTGAGCTTGAGGTATTCGGCTGTCCAGTCGTCTCATATGGCCAACAGATATTTTTAGACTTTGGTACTGGAACGACCGTCGACAACATATATGCAGTTAATGGTATTGATCATGATATCAAGCCCGGCGAGTTCGTAACAAAGATAAAACTAGTACAGCTTGATGCTTTTGGTCGATATGAGGGTGCACTAACACAACTGAATTCAATTCATACTGAAATCAAAAAGGCTGACGGGTAATCCTTAATAGCGTGAACACCGTAATATCTTGTTGTATGATTATTGTATGATGATATGCGTAAACTCTGAACTTCTTGGGACGCGACAACATCTGATATATCAGATAGACGATGGCGGTGAGTATTACTGGAGTGAAAAAATACCAGTCGAGGCGTGGGTTTTTGGAGATTATAGTTCATTACGTAGTTTAGATGTTGTATTTGACTTACTAGGAATTGAGAAGCCAGCTATAGCTGTACAACCGCATGTTCGATCATTCAAACTGTTAAGCGCTGCCGATTTTCCGGAAATTCCCTGGCATCAGGTATTACCACCTCATGAGTTTAAGCAGTTAATCGTACGTTTGCTCACCGGCCTCGAGAATGCCCTTGTGGGGTTTGTTTCTACTAACTATATGGAAACCTTTATGGCAAAGCGCGCCTTGCTTACAAGGCTTTCAAGGGTGACTGTTGACCGTCCCTTGCTAGCATCCTATATCCGTGATGAAGAGAATGCGACTGTCCGCGGAACACTTAAGTCTTTTTTGCCTGAAGCTGACTCCATATCTGGCTCAGTAACATATAACCAGGCAGGAACTGTAACTGGCCGGTTGACGGTCAATGCCGGACCGCAGATTTTAACACTGCCAAAAAAGTATAGAGATATCATGATTTCACGATACCCTGGAGGGAGTATAGTCCAGGTCGATTTCACATCCCTCGAGCCGCGTGTGGCACGATTAGCGACCGGTCTTGGTGCTGAGAATGATGTATATCTGCAACTGTCTCGTGACCTTTTCAATTCTGCCTTACAGCGGGAAGAAGTAAAGATCGCTGTGTTGTGTGCGCTTTATGGCGTTTCGAAACGTCGATTAGCTCGAATGTTAGGAGAAGGCTTTCAGGCTGATGCCGTTATTAGAGAGATCAAGGATTTTTTTGGCATACCTGGATTGGTGAAAGATCTTCGAAATCAGATGATGGTTAACCATAAGATCAAAAACCACTTTGGTAGGACCATTGAGCCAGATAAGATGGATGACAATATTTTGGTGAACCATTATGTTCAATCAACAGCAGTAGATGCTGCAATCTTGGGATTTCATCAATTAATGATCATGCTAGAGGGCCTTGCTGTGGATCCTTTATTTGTGATTCATGATGCGTTAGTTTTAGATGTATCCCCGAAGGCTATGACAGGCGTCCAGGATGCGCTTCTCTCTGGCCTTGATATTCCAACCATGGGAGCTTTTCCGGTGGAATTGAGTGTCATTAGTGACGCTAGGGAATAATTAGTTAAGGTACAGGAGGAAAAATTATGCCAATTAAAGGACATCAAATCGCAGACGGCACCGTAGAGGGTGTTGATATTGACTGGGACCCACATCTCGAAATGAAGGGACATATCATCCCTGATACTCATGCTACTGGTAATAGTCCATACCCCGGTTGGGATATTGGATCCGCAGAGAAAAAAGTGCGACACTTATTCTTGTCAAGCAACTCTCTTTGGATAGGCGATTCTCATAAGGTCGATATCGAAGGTGGTAAGAAGAAGCACAGAAAGCGAAAGAAGTCATCTCCGCCGAAGTCACTTCGACAATTACGTCAAACATTCTCTCGCTCGTCTTCAGCCACCGCCTCACTAACAACAGCCTCAGAGAGCGCCCAAGACGAGCAGATTCGTTCCGAGATCGAGGTCATGTTCGCGGGTGTGCCCGTGGATGTCGAGAATAACCAGCCGCCAACAGCACTAGCTCATGTCACATTAGCACAATGGATTCAGTATGCTCAATCGATTGATGGCCACGGAGACCCGGCATCGCTTACAGTAATGGATATTTTTAACCCTGAAGAAGAAGATGACTGGGAAGAAGTGATAGAAGATGGTGAAGGTATTTCGCCTCATGCACCAGCAACTAGTTTATTCTTAAAGTCATCAACCCCGTCATCTACAAAAGTTTTTGAGATAAAAGTTGATGACGCCGGTACAATCACTGCAACAGAGGTAGTACCATAATGGGAAGCACAGTTACAGAGGCGTTCATCCGCCGACATATTCGTAGGATTCTTACTGAAGAGGAAGGCAAGCCCAAGGGCGACAAACCCAAGGATGATAAGCCCAAGGATGATAAGCCCAAGGATGATAAGCCCAAGGAAGAACAATCCCGAGGACAAGGTCAGGTATGGTCTGGTGTTAAGGGTGGCCGATTACCCAAGTGGGCGATTGAAGCGTTGGGTGGTAGTAAGAAGGCAACGCGTTTAGCATATACAGACCCGGCAGCATTGATGAAAAATCTTAAATTATCACCTGCATCAGGTAATACGACCGTGGAAAGAGTAGCTGATCTGGTGAAACAGTCGATATCGGCACACCAGGAAATGAAGATGGCCTTTCCCGGGCTCGGTCCGGACGAAACCGACTCCGCTGGCAAAAAGGGTGTCTATATTGCACATGCTGGTGAATTATCTGGCCGAGCCGGTTCTACTATAGTACATGACTTAATCTACGGCGCATGGAAAGCAGGGTACCTAAGACTAACTGGAAATATCCGAATTGAAGAATTTCAGACCGGAACTATAGTTTTTAATGTTAGCAAAAGATCTGATCGATGGTCCCGTTAGTATTGTAAATATTTCAAGGGTATGTTATAATGTATTTGAAGGTTTAGTAGGAGTACATTATGACCGATGACATCGATTTCGAAAAGCTACAATCAAATTGGGAAATGTTCGAAAAGCTTTGTGGCCGCCTTTCGGATGATAATCTAAATAATCTGGTTTCTGAGTTGGGCGAGCGAGCATGCATGTGCCCAGCATCTCCGCGGCTTGAACAATATGGCGCGCATCCAGGTGGCATGGTTGAGCATGCCCTGCAAGTAACTTCTATGATGAGAACGTTGAATACTGCACTGGAGTATGAGCTTCCTGTGGCATCGATTTTGAAGGTTGGTTTGCTACATGATTTTGGGAAGGTTGGAAACCTAAGTACTCGGTATTTCGTCGAGCAAGACTCTAGCTGGCATCGTGAAAAGTTAGGGCAGATGTTTAAGTATAATGAGAACCTCAATAAGATGTCTGTATCACATAGGACGTTATGGCTTCTCCAGCATTTTGGGGTCGAGCTTACGTCTGATGAGTGGTTAGCAATTCAACTTGCCCAGGGGTCTCATTTTGAGGAGAATCGATTTTATGTCGGTCATGAGCCTACCCTTGCATTATTGCTACAACAGGCAAAATCAGTTGTAATCCATAAGAGTAAGAATGCCAACGTATAACAAGCTAGTACGAGATAAGATTCCAGAGATCATTAATGATCAAGGAAAGACATGCGAGTTCTACGTTGCTAATAAAGAAGAGACCGGCCGGCGTTTAATAGAAAAAATTCGTGAAGAGATTTCTGAGTTTGAAGAAGATCCTTCTGTCGAAGAGCTAGCTGATGTATATGAGGTTTTTCTTGGGATTTTACGACATCATAATGTCCGAATTTCCGACGTTGTATTTTTCGCTAATCGTAAGGCATCTGAGAGAGGCAAGTTCGAAAAGGGTATAATTCTGACGTCGGTGCAAGATCCTTCTTCAGGTCATATTTAATGATATGAGGTGTTGGTATGAATGCTCTATTAAGAAGATATATTAGAGAGTCCTTGAGGGCCTTCCTGGAGGCTAAAGATGATGAAGATGATGGTTTACTTGTTGAGCCAGATGATCATTCTGGAGAAGAGGCTAAAGAGAATACAATCGGTGGTGGTGGTATAGTCGGTATTACGGCACCATTAGGTGCAGGTCCTACCTATCCGGATAAACCGAAGACTAAAAAGAAGTTAAAAAAGAAGTCTGACATTAACACTAAAGCTTTTGGCGGCGGCGAATACGAGGATTAAGGTGAGCTTTAAGAATATAAAGGACGGGTGGCTTAACTACATTACGTCGATAATGTCTAGAAAAAAACTTCCCCAAGCAATTCAGAAAATGGCAGAAGATCGGGCCAAGATTTGTGGAGATTGTCCTGAGCTCCACATGGTAACACGCTCAGATGGTGTACCAGTTCGCGGCCGCTGTAAGAAGTGTGGTTGGTTATTTCCTGCGATGGTATTCGCTCCTGGAAAGCGTTGTCCACTTGGTAAATGGGATGCTAAGAAATGAATCTAAAAGATTTCGCTGAAGGATGGCTAAATTATACTCGGGCAGTTATGAACCCAGATTCTTTATCTGGAGAAGCCCGGGAGAAGATAGAGAAAAGATCCGAGATATGTAGGACCTGTCCAGAGTATCAGAGCTTAGTTCCTAAAGGCACCCAGGGCCCGCTCCAGGGCCGCTGTAAGAAGTGCGGCTGTGCTTTCCCCGCGATGGTATACGCTATCGGAAAGACATGTCCTCTCAATAAATGGTAGATTTTGCTTGTACACGCCACACCTTCTGGGTACATTAGTTCTGTGGTAAAAACCACATAAACAATTGAGCCATAAACAGTTCGAAAATTAAGGAGTTAAAAAAAATGGCAATCGATTTTGATGCAATTCGTAAGAAGTTGGGCCAGCTTTCTGGTACCAGTAGTCGCCGCAATTCAATGTGGCGTCCGGAAGAGGGAGAGGAACATACCGTTCGCCTTCTTTCATTCCCCGATAATGATGGGCAGCCCTTCAAGGAGCGCTGGTTTTATTATAATATCGGCAACAACCCAGGCCTTTTGGCCCCCAAGCAATTTGGCGACCCTGATCCAATTCAGGAATTGATTAACAACCTTCGGGATGATGCCTCGAAAGAGTCATATGAGCTTGCAAAGAAGCTGTATCCCAAGATGAGGTGCTACGCACCTGTTATCGTCCGAGGTGAGGAAGATAAGGGTGTACGTCTTTGGTCTTTTGGAAAGACCGTATATCAGAGTCTTCTAAACATTATGCTTGATGAAGACTACGGCGATATTACTGATCCTACTGAGGGTCGTGATGTCAAGGTAACTTGTAATAAGCCGCCAGGTCGTATGTGGGCAACTACCACTGTACGCCCTCGAGGCAAGGCTACTGTTCTATCAACCGATGCAAATCAAGTACAAGAGTGGGCTAGCGCAATTCCATCCCTAGATGAGTTGTATACTTGTAAGTCATATGAGGAGCTTGAAAAGATTGTTAATGATTGGCTTTCTGGCGACTCTGATGATGATACCGGTTCTTCTCGGGGCCCATCCCCGGATCTCAACCTTGAGAGTAAGAGTACTGCTACTACAACGTCGACGGATGAGACTACTACTACCACTACTACCAGTACTGATAGCTCGAAGTATCGTAGTCTAGATGAGGCTTTTGCAGATCTAGAAGATCTATAGAACATAGTACAATAATGGCACAACGGCAGGGAATTCCCTGCCGTTGTTTATTGAACAAACAATAATATCTGTGTATATTCTGTTAGACCATTAAGGAAGAACTATGGCAAAAAAGAACACCGCCGGCGCCGAAGACTTTACTAGTGACTTAATTAAGTCCCTAAACAAAGAACATGGAAGTAAGGTCGCATATAATTTAGCATACGACGTTTCTCCAACCCACGTACAACGATGGATTAGTACTGGCTCTAAACAGTTAGACTATATTATAGCTAATAGAGCAAACGGCGGAATGCCTGAGGGTCGAATTGTTGAAATCTTCGGCCCTCCGTCAATCGGAAAGTCTCACATAGCAATTCAGATTGCACGAACAACTCAGCAGATGGGTGGGATTGTTGTATATATCGATACGGAAAATGCTACGTCGGTTGAGAATCTAGGCCTTCTAGGTGTTGATATCGAGAAGAGATTTGTATATGTCGACACACACTGTACAGAAGAGGTACTATCAATCGCCGAGGCTACAATTCTCAAGGCAAAGGCAATGGATAAGGATGTCCCAATTACAATTGTCTGGGACTCTGTAGCGGCATCGTCTCCAAAGGCTGAGCTTATTGGTGATTATGATAAAGAGACAATCGGGCTCCAGGCCCGGGCAATTTCTAAAGGAATGAGAAAGATTACCGGTGTGATTGCAAATCAGAATGTTTTATTTGTAATCTTGAACCAGATCCGAACTAAGATCGGTGTTATGTATGGTGATCCTACGACCACTCCAGGTGGTAAGGCAATTCCATTCCATTCCTCTGTGCGGATTAAGCTTGGCGCCGGTCAAAGAATTGAGAACAAGGATAAAGAGGTTGTAGGAATTCACGTTTCAGCAAAGACAATTAAGAATAAGGTTGCACCTCCCTTTAGAACCGTAAATTTCGAAATTCATTTTGGGGTCGGTATTAAAGAACATGAACAAATTTTTGACGTTCTAAGAAAGCATGGTCCTGAGATTATCGATGGAAAGAAGATAGAGATTTCTGGATCAAGCGCCTGGAAAACGTTGCAGGTTATTGACGTAGCTACTGGTGAAGAGCTGGCCCAAAAGAAATTTCATAAATCTGACTTTGGGGAAGTAATGGCAGCCCCGGAATATTCTGCATATATCGACCAAATGCTAGAAAAAGTTTTGGTACGTGAGTTTGATTCGGTAGTTGCTGATGTCGACACAGAATCCTATGAGGAAGTCCGCTCAATTGCTTTAGAGCTTGATGATGAGCTAATTTCACCAGGTTCTTAATATGGGCATTGATTCCCGCCGCCCAATATTACTGGTCGACGCACTTAATGTCTTTATGCGCCACTATATAGCAAATCCAACGATGTCTGATCACGGTCATCATGCTGGTGGTATTGTCGGATTCCTTAAGTCAATTCGGTATTTGGTAGATCAGATTCATCCCTCTGAGGTCATTATTGCATGGGAAGGTGGTGGGTCGGCGCGCAGGCGGGCCATCTTTAAAGACTATAAATCCGGCCGGCGGCCCCAGCGCCTGAATCGATTTTATGAAGATGACATCCCGAATACCGTAGAGAATAAAAATTACCAGGTTTCGCGCTGCATCGATATTTTGAAACTTGTACCCGTAAAACAAATTTATGTGGCTGACTGCGAGGCCGATGATGTAATCGGTTATCTGGTAAAGAATATATTTTCGAATCAACGTTGCGTAATTGCATCTTCTGATAGGGATTATTACCAACTTCTTTCGAATAGGGTAATTCAATGGTCACCCGGACAAAAGAAATTTATTTCGGCCGGTGAAGTAAAGAGGAAATTTAATATCTCTCCAGAAAATTTTTGTGTTGCGAGATGCTTTTGCGGCGATGGTTCTGATGCGATCCCAGGTATAAAAGGTGCTGGTTTTAAGACACTAGCAAAGCGTTTCCCGGAATTGTCGTCTTCGGAATTTACATCCGTTGAGGAGATACTTAGCTTAAGTGAACAGCGCTCTATTAATAGCAAAATTAAACTTTACCATAATATTCTCGAGGATAGAGATGTCCCTCGTCGAAACTGGAAGCTGATGTATTTAGACACAGCGAACTTATCCGCTAGCCAAGTTCAAAAGATTAGCAGCATTGTTGATACTTTTGAGCTATCTCGCAATAAAATAGAATTAATGAGAATGCTTAAGCGCGAAGGACTATTAACCTTTGATGCGGATTCATTTTTTATGACACTTAACACTATTCCAAAGTCGGAGTAACAAAATATGAATCAGACAGTAGTCCATATGGCCCATGATAATCATTCACACTTTGCCCAATACGGAAAACAATTCCAAGAAAAGATTTTCCAGGGATTGTTGTCTGACCACAGTTGGTCGACACAGATGATTGAGGTAATGAGCCCCAGCTTTTTTGATGTTAAGTATTTAGCATATTTGACTGAAAAGTACTTTGCGTATTTTCAGAAATACAAGACGTTTCCCACGTTGCCTTTATTGATTACGATTATCAAGGATGACTTATCTCAAGGAAATGATGTCATTCTTCGTGATCAAATTGTGGAGTTCTTACATCGGATCAAGCATAATCCTGATATGGGTGACGTCGCGTATGTTAAAGACAAATCATTGGATTTTTGTAAGAGGCAAGCATTCAAGGAAGCTCTAGAGCAAGCCGTTGAACTTATTTCAACAGATAAGTTTGAGTCTGTAGTCGGTTTAATGAAGACTGCAGTCGCGGTTGGTATGCCGTCTTCGGTAGGACATGACTTTTTTGAAGATGCTGAAGCAAGATTTCTTAAGATTAGTCGGCAGGTCTGCCCAACCGGAATTGACAGGCTAGATGCTAGTGATATTTTGCAAGGTGGTTTAGGCAAGGGTGAACTTGGCGTAATTACAGCAAATACCGGTGTCGGGAAGAGTCATTTCTTGGTACAGATGGGTGCTAATGCTATGCGTGCTGGTAAAAATGTAGTACACTATACTTTTGAGTTGTCTGAGGTTGCCGTAGGAAGAAGGTATGACTCAAACCTATGTGCGATCCCCAGCAATGATATTATCGATAATAAGGAATCTGTCTTAGAGAGATATAACGACAAGGAACTAGGGCGCCTTATTATTAAGGAGTATCCTACCGGCTCTGCATCCATTATTACGATTCGAAACCATATTGAAAAATTAACCCTTAAGGGATTTAAGCCGAATGTAGTGATTATCGATTATGCGGATATCATGCGTTCTACACGCAGTTATGACTCTTTGCGGCACGAGCTTAAGTTAATTTATGAAGAGCTAAGAAATATGTCTATGGAGATGGGTGTCCCAATTTGGACTGCATCTCAAGCTAATAGGGATTCCGCCAGCTCAGACATCGTCGGCCTTGAGAACATGTCTGAAGCGTATGGCAAGGCGATGGTTGCAGATGTAGTAATTTCTATGTCCAGAAAGCCGATGGAAAAATCGACAGGAGCCGGCCGTCTTTTCGTTGCAAAGAATAGAGTAGGTCGAGATGGATTACTTTTTCCAATTCACATCGACACCAGTATGTCTATAATAGAAGTACTAGACGAGTCTGCGCTAACGTTAGCAGAGGCTACAGAGCAAGATGATAATGCGATGAAAGACCTGCTAAAAAAGAAGTGGAAAGAAGTTAGTAAGATATAGGATAAGGACAAATAAGGATGGTAAGTTTTGATAGTGCATTTGAGGAATCTCTAAATTATTTTAGTAATGATGCCCTCGCCGCGAATGTTTTTGTCTCGAAGTATGCGTTAGTTGATCGTGAAGGTAATTTACATGAGTCGACCCCTGATGATATGCATCGTCGACTAGCACGTGAGTTTGCACGTATCGAAAAAAAGTATCCGAATCCGCTTACACAGAATGAGATATATCTACTCTTTAAAGATTTTCGGTATGTAGTTCCTCAAGGATCTCCGATGTCTGGGGTGGGTAATCCATATCAGGTCCAGTCTATCTCAAATTGTTTTGTTATTGATGCACCCCATGATTCCTATGGTGGCATTCTCAAGGCCGACCAAGAACTAGTCCAGATTGCCAAGCGCCGCGGAGGTGTTGGGTTTGATATTTCTACAATTCGGCCGGCCGGTAGATCAACAGGAAATTGTGCTCGTACGACGGATGGGATTGAGGTCTTTATGGATCGGTTTTCTAATTCCTGTCGTGAGGTTGCACAAAATGGCCGTCGTGGTGCATTGATGTTGACGATATCAGTACACCATCCACAGGTTTTAGATTTTATTCGGATTAAGAAAGATCTAAATCGTGTTACCGGTGCGAATATTTCCGTACGACTCTCCGATGAGTTTTTGGATGCGGTCAAGCGAGAAGGTGAATATGAACTTCGCTGGCCTGTTGACGCAACTAATCCAGACGTCTCTTATCATACTGATGCTGTAAAAATATGGAATGAGATTATTTCTGCGGCTCATGCATGTGCGGAACCTGGATTGTTGTTTTGGGATACAGCAAAAAACATGTCACCCGCAGACATATATGCTGATGAAGGGTTTGCCTCTGAATCTACTAATCCATGTGGTGAGATAATCTTGTCGCCGTATGATAGTTGTAGGTTAATGGTGGTAAACCTATATTCATTTGTTACCGGCTTATTCACCCCAGAAGCTAGCTTTAATTGGGAGCTTTTTGCAGAAGTTGTCCAGAAGGCTCAACGCTTAATGGATGACATGGTTGATCTTGAAATTGAGCAAGTAGATAAAATTCTTGCAAAAATTGAAAATGACCCTGAGCCTGATGACGTAAAAGCAATTGAAAAAAATCTTTGGACAAAGATTAGGGAGCAGGCACTTAAAGGCCGCCGAACTGGTCTCGGTGTAACGGGCGTAGGTGATACGTTGGCTGGGCTTGGTATAAAGTACGGCTCTGATGCTTCAACTAAATTAGTAGAAGAGATCTATAAGGCACTAGCCGTAAATGCATATCGATCATCTTGTATTATGGCTAAGGAACGTGGATCTTTTCCGGTCCACGATCATGATCGTGAGATCGATCATGAGTTTCTAAATAGAATTTGGGAAGAAGATCCAGAAATTTATGGGATGAATAAGGAGTATGGCCGACGCAATATTGCTCTAACGACGACTGCCCCTGCTGGATCTGTTTCTACGCTTACCCAAACAACCAGTGGTATTGAACCTGCATATATGTTAAAGTATACCAGGCGAAAAAAGCTAACACAGAATGATGTAAATGCACAAATTGACTTTGTGGATGACTCCGGTGACCGCTGGCAGGAGTATGATGTTTATCATCATGGATTTAAGCAGTGGATGGATATCTCTGGTTTATCAAATGAAGAACAGTCGCCGTATTATCAGGCCACTGCGACAGATATTGATTGGGTACAAAAGGTAAAGCTCCAAGCCGCGGCCCAAAAGTGGATTTGTCATGCCATCTCGAATACGACAAATATCCCAGCGGATACAAGCATCAATACCGTTAAGAAGATATACATGGAGGGCTGGAGCTCTGGATGCAAAGGCGTAACTGTATATCGCGACGGCGCAAGATCAGGCGTCCTGGTGTCAAAGGACGATGATACTGGCAGAACATTCAAGATTCATAATGCCCCGAGCAGGCCTCTTGAGTTAGCATGTTCTATTCATCATGCAACTATTAAGGGCGAGGCTTGGACTATTCTTATCGGCCTATTTGAAGGCCGGCCATATGAAGTAATTGGTGGCCTCTCTCAGTTTGTTGAGATTCCCAAGAAGTATCGCGAAGGGTGCATTATTAAGCATCATCGTAAGACTAAGAACTCTGTTTATGATTTGGTTTTTGGTGAGAATGGGGATGAGGTTGTCTTAAAGGATATTGTATCGCTGTTTGATAATCCTAATCATTCTGCATTCACCAGGACAATATCTTTGGCCCTACGCCACGGCGCTCCTATTCATTATATCGTTGAGCAATTGCAAAAGGATAGAGATGCTGATCTTTTTTGTTTCTCTAAGGTGATTGCTAGATGTCTAAAGGGATATATATCTAATGGAACGAAGCCTGGCAAAACAGTATGTGAAAACTGCAGTGCAGAAGATTCTTTAGGGTACCAGGAAGGATGTGTTACATGCACCTCCTGTGGCCATAGTAAATGTAGCTAAACGGAGGGTTCCATGAGATGGACAACCGAAATATCTCCCTTAATCAAAGAGGTTGAGTTAAGGAAACAACCCGTAATTATACGGGTCAATAAATTTGATGAAGAGTCTGCTAAGAAGTTTCATGTTGAATTAGCACAGGCTCATAATACAGGTCAAAAAGTCATTCCGATTATAATTGACTCGTACGGAGGACAGGTGTATTCCTTGATGTCAATGATATCAGCGATAAAGCATGCTGAACTTCCTATTGCAACGATTGTTGAAGGTAAGGCAATGTCATGCGGTGCTATTTTGCTTTCATTTGGTGATGACGGAATGAGGTTTGCTGATCCGGATGCAACAATTATGGTTCATGATGTGTCTAGCGGCGGGTTCGGAAAGATCGAGGAGCTTAAGGCGGATGTTAAGGAAGCTGAAAGACTAGACGAAAAGATCTATACTATGATGGCTAGAAATTGTGGAAAAAAAGATGACTATTTTAAGAAGAAGGTATTTTCGAAGAAGCATGCCGACTGGTTTATGGACTCCACAGAGGCTAAGAAGCATGGGATAGTTAATCATCTTAGAATACCCAAATTTCATATTTCGGTTAACGTCGAAATCGATTTTGAGTGAGGAAGTTGTGGCGGTAGACAAGGTTTTTTATAATGAAGCATCCGCAGCTAAACTAGGGTGGGATCCAAGCTGGTTCGGCGAGTCTGAGTTTGATGATAATCTCATTATAGCAATTAAGAAATGGCAACGTGCCCATAAGATTACTGCAGATGGCATGTGTGGCCCGTCGACATATCGACGAGTATGGACAGAACGAGAACTAGACATATCTGACTATAAGCCCAGGGCTTCCGCAGTGTATTCACAAGTTGATGCCTGCGTTGCAAAAGACATTGTACACAACGGAAAGTTTTATCCGATTCCATGGGACAAGGTTGTCTTATGGGATGAGCCAAATGGCCTCGGCTGTAAATCCGGTACATATTCAAGTTATGCCGGCAAGCCTGATCGAGCACCTTCATTTTTCGTGAACCACTGGGACGTTTGTCTTTCAGCTGAAAGCTGTGCCAATGTATTAGGCAAAAGAGGAATTTCAGTTCACTTTTGTATTGATAATGATGGTACGATATATCAACTATTAGATACACAACATGCTGCTTGGCAGGCCGGCGGCAGGACATGGAACCATAAGAGTATTGGCGTCGAGATTTCAAATGCATACTATATGAAGTACCAAGACTGGTATGTAAGGCATGGCTTTGGAGAACGACCAATAACAGCAGATGCTCAATGTCATGGTCGTACATTGGATGAGCATCTAGATTTTTACCCCGTGCAATTAGAGGCCCTTAAAGCTCTTTGGGTCGCTATCCATAATGCAACCGGTATACCGCTAGAGTGTCCCACAGATTCCAACGGAGAGCTTGTGACGACTGTCGATAAGCAATGTGAACGTGGTAGCTTTAAGGGATTTATAAATCATTATAATTTGACACGGCGTAAGATAGATTGTGCCGGTCTAGACTTAGTAGAAATGCTAGAGGATGTAAGGCGTGGGTAGACAACTTACTAAGAATTTTAGGTTATCTGAATTTAAGTGCAGGGACGGTTCATGCGTTCCTGACGAGTATATTGAAAATGTTGAGCTGTTGGCGAAGAATTTACAAGTACTTCGAGACCACATCGGCCGACCGGTTAGGGTAATTAGCGGCTATCGCTCCCCAAAGTATAATAGAAAGATTGGGGGCGCTCGACGTAGCCAGCATATGTTGGCCAAGGCTGCTGATATAAAAGTTGCCGGCATGTCTCCGGATGAAGTGAGGGCTGCAATATTACAATTGATTGATGAAGGTAAAATGCAGCAAGGTGGCCTCGGCCGATACCGCAGTTTCACGCACTACGACGTGCGCACCCGCAAGGCCCGTTGGTCTGGCAGTGGTATCAAGGATGATAGAAAGTAATGTCAGGAATCAAGAGGGTTGAATTATACGGTGATGACATCGGGGCAGTTGAGTATGTCGAGCATATGGGATCTGACTTAACGGTTGTCAATAGCGCCCGCGTTTCTTTTGGCAAACGAAAAGAAGCTTTGGATGAGCGTGACAAGAAGCTTATTCGTTACTTAATCGACCATAAGCATACCTCAACGTTGGAACATAATATTATTACTTTTCGATTCTGCGTACCCTTGTTTATTCGCAGCCAGCATCATCGTCATCGGACATGGTCATATAATGAAATATCCAGACGCTATACTGATGTAGATCTTCAGTTTTATGAACCGAAGGAATTCCGTACTCAGCATAAGAGCAATCGCCAGGCATCAAATACTAACGAGCTGCTTGATCCGCAGATTAACGAATCAACATCAGCATCAGGACTCCTTAGAGATCATCATGAAGCTTCGCTATTTGTATATAACAAACTTTTGGATGCAGGAGTATGTAGAGAACAAGCCAGGGGCGCTTTACCTCAAAACCTATATACTGAGTACTACGGTACAGTCAACCTTAATAATTTGATCAAGTTTATAGAGCTTAGAACTCATGAAGGAGCCCAATGGGAGATTCAACAAGTCGCAAAGGCTTGTTTGGGAATAGTTAAAGACCTGTGGCCGGTAACAATATCGGCATACAGAGAGATTAGGGATATTTAGGTTCTGTACTTAAACATTTGGATGGTAAGATACTTCCCTGAACCATATTTACTATAGTGAAATCTTTGGGAGATAAGTTTTGTCAACGGTAAACACAAATAACACATTTGTAACGTCAGATATTGCAATTGCTGCGTACCTGCAAACCCACGGGTACCGCCTGGTGGACTGCAAGCGTCTCTCTGACGGCCGATTTTATTTTGAGTTTGATGATCCGAATGATGAATGTCGAAAGAAGTCTGTTGAGTTCTTAGGATCCGAGTGTTGCCAATTTGACAATAATGTCAGAAATCTCAAGAAAATTCTGTATAAATCGTAATGAGCTGAATAATTATAGGCGTAACAAGATCTATTTGTTGTTTCGTCTCATAAATTAAGTTCGTGGCCCTTCAAGGCCGATCACAGTCAAGTTAGTTTGCTTACGTTTACGAAAACGTGTTTTAAGGAGCAATCAATTTGACTGTTTTTTTATGTCTAGTACTAAACGAGCAGTAAACTATTTGAGATCGATCACTTGATCTTATTTTATGTCACTTTACCAACCATACTTAATTGAGGTTGGATTCTGACATCAACCAGTTCAGTTTTTCTCAGTTTGATTCCATGTTAGGTTAATCGATTAATCATGATAAAAAAACAAACTAATAGGAGAAACTATTATGGCTATTTTAAGCAAAACTGTAGGAACGTCCTATCAGAGTTCTAAGGGCTCGGTAGACGGACCTCCAAATAAACTATATAACACAGACGATAAACTAGTCGTCTCACTCGAC